ACATTCCAGTTCCTACCCGTGGTACTGCGTCTGCTAAGGCTGCTTCGACTCAAGTAACATTGATCGCTGCTACCGAAGGCGTTGTGGACATCTCCATCAACAAGCACTACGAATATAGCCGCTTGATCGAAGATATCGTCGAAGCTCAAGCTTTGTCTAGCCTGCGTCAGTTCTATACTGGTGATGCTGGTTACGCTTTGGCTAAGCAAGTTGATACCTCGATCATCCAATTGGGTCGTGGTTTGAACGGCGCTACTGTCGGTACTGACGACTACGCTACTTCGGCTTCTAGCACTACAGCTTTCATCGGTTCTAACGGTACTACTGCTTATAACAGTTCTACTTCTAACGCTGCTGCTTTGACTGATGCTGCTATTCGTCGCACTATGCAACGTCTGGATGACAACGATGTTCCTATGGACGGTCGTTTCTTCATCATCCCTCCTTCAAGCCGTAACACGCTGATGGGTTTGAGCCGCTACACTGAACAAGCCTTCGTTGGTGAGTCTGGTTCTAGCAACACTATCCGTAACGGTGAAGTGGGCAACTTGTACGGTACTTCCGTGTTCGTGACCTCTAACGCTGACTACGGCGCTGGTAGCTCAGGTGCTGACCGTATCTGTTTGTTGGGCCATCGTGACGCATTCGTGTTGGTCGAGCAACAAGCTGTTCGTGCTCAGACTCAGTACAAACAAGAATACCTCGGTACTCTGTTTACTGCTGACACTCTGTACGGCGTTGGCGAGTTGCGTGACTACGCTGCTGTTGCATTGGCAGTTCCAGCTTAATAATAGCTAGACTGAAGGGGCCACTCACAAGGTGGCTCCTTTGGCCTATCTAGTAAGGATGAAATCATGGCAGTCACATTTAAATGTCTCACAAGCGGACAAACAGTTACCTTTGAAGCTCAAGTCGATATTGATTCGATGAAGGGTCATGAGGGCTACGTGCAAGTTGAGGAAGCAGTAGTTGAACCTGTTGTCGCTACAAAGAAAACAGCTAAGAAAGTAGTTGACACAGTAACTTCGGAAGAAGTATAATATGGGCTGGTTCAGTAAAGCCACTGGAGGCGCTCTTGATTTTATTAGCGACCCATTAGCCGATGCTAGTGACGTTGTTGCTGATAATTGGGTAGACCTACGTGATACTGCTCAAGCCGCTGCTGTCGTAGCAGGTAATTATTACCTTCCCGGCTCTTCCATTATTACAAGTAAGCTTGTCACTGGTGGAGCACAAGATAAGCTAAACACTGATTTAGGTAAAACGGCTAACTTTGCTGCTGGTGTTTCAGGAGGCTTTCAAGGTAACGCTGCTAATTACGGTAAGATTGGCGAAGCTGCTGGACTAACTTCAGGCGCTGCAAATACAGCTAACGCAGCTCGTACAGCCGCTGATGCACAGTTCTTAGCTGCTGATGCTTCTCAACTGGCTGCACAAGGTTTATCACAGTCCGCTATTGAACAGAACCTAGTAGGTGCAGGTGTTAACTCTTTTGTTGCCGCAGATGCTGCTCAATTGGCTCTCCAAGGTATTCCCCCTGAGCAGATGAGCACTATGTTAGCTCAGTCTACTGGCGCTGAGACCATTTTCTCTAATCCTGCTGTAACAAAGTCTCTCACAGCAAGTCAAATTACTCAACTAGCTAAAGCAGGTATCTCTCTAGCTGGTTTAGCCGGAGCAGCTAATGCAGTATCTAACACAGGCGAAGGTGGCCTTATGACACAACAAGACCGATCAGGTTTCTCATCAGGTTCGGCTAATTACTCTCCTGAGTATTACGCAGCTATTCAGAATAAGTACAATCAGTATATGCCCGGCGCTAAGGGTGCAGACATTACTACTGACTTGAAGAACTGGTACGAGACTAAGTACACTCCTAATGCTGCCGTTGCTGGCAACTCTACCTTGAATACTACAGGTACAGGTTATACAACACCTACAACCATGACTAACTTGGGTGTTAAACCTCAGACAGTTGCTCCTTCATATTCCATTCTCAACCCACGTTCTTCCACTGATGTTAACGTAGGTACAGAATACGCTAAGTATATTGCAGCTAACGGTGGCAATACTCCTGAGAACCGTGCAGCAGCTATCAAATATCTGCAAGATAAGGGCTTCTCCGGCCCTCAGATTGACGCAGCATACAACCAATATCTAGGTACTCTCCCTGCTTCTACAGGCACTACAGCTGAGACAATGGCTGCTAATGCTACTCCAGCTCAGATTGCTCAAGCCTATGGTGCTTACGCAGCAGCTAACGGGGGTGATAACCAAGCCAACCAAGCAGCAGCTATCCAGTACTTGCAGAAGATTGGTGTACCTTACGCTACCATTGAAGCTGCGTATCCTATCTACAAGTCAAGCATTGCTCCTGCTCAGCAAAGTACAGGTATGTTGACAGGCGCTGCTCAAGCTGCTCAAACAGCTCAAACTCCAACGACTCCTTTGGCAAGAGCTGCAACCAATACTAATACGGTAAACCCATCAAATCCTTTAGCTAATGCTGCAATAGCTTCTAACGCATCACAGCCTTCATACACTTCTCTCTCAGGTTCTAGCTCACCAGCGGCTATCGCAGCAGCTTATCGAGACTACGTGGCAAGCGCTGGTGGAGACACAACAGCTAATCAACAAGCCGCACAGAGCTATCTCGCAAACTTAGGCGTGTCTCCAGATACTGTCAATCAAGCCTACGGTCTATTTAAAGGTTAAGCAGCATGGCATCCACAATCATTACAAAGAATAGCTCTACATCCTCAGCAGTCCCTGCTACGGGCGACTTAACACAGGGTGAGTTAGCTGTTAACGTCACTGACAAGAAGATCTTCACTAAGAATGCTTCAGGAACTGTTGTACGCCTCGTCGGTACTCTAGGTAGCCAAGAAGCTTCAGCGGTAGCTATCACTGGCGGTTCAATCACCGGTATGTCTAACCCTAGTGGTTCATCGGATGTAGCTAATAAGAGTTACGTAGATGGTCTAATTACCACTAACTCAGGTTACGCTACAGCTGCTGCTGGTAGT